TTTTGGTTGCTTGGAGAAACTTCTTGCCATTGAACTTCTCTTCTGAGAAGCGGACACGCAACGTCCGGCCATCTTTGTTAACGTCAAAGAAGGCCAGATTTTCCTCATTGTCTGGGTCCTTGAGTTCTTCCTCAAGTTTGGTAGCAAACTTTCCCCGACTCATGATGAACAGGGAAGTTTTGCTGGCATCTTCCGGGTTGAGGATGTTGTAAGCGATGAACTTCTGTGTGCTGAGTTGTTTAATTTGCTCCTCGTTTCCCTCAGCATCCTCTTTGACCACCCTGTTTTTCTCCTCGCAAATGGGGCAGAGCTTCCCCGCACTCTGTGGGCATACAACAGAGAAGTTGTTGGCTCCAACCCCGTGATGGACAGCGAATGGGAGTTTGTACCACAGGCACCCTTGTTCCACATCATCCGGGTGGTTCTTGGATTTGACTTCGTAGGGAACAAAGTCAATGGCATACTTTCCGGCATCCTCTGGTGACCACCGGGTTACGCCTTCCTTCAGCTGAAACCAGTCAGAACCACCCTGGCTTCCCTTTTCAGCATTCTCACGCACCTTCTCCTTGCTAATCCTTTTTCTTTTGTTCATTGTTACTTCTCCTTTCATGGATTGTTCTGAGTATACCTCTGGTGACGACACGTGCCGCCACATACAGCCAAATGATTATCAGGAGAGCAATACTAACAGAGACTATTCCCCAACGAAACCATATCATAGAGATTGCCCCCTTTTCCTTGTATGGGATTTCTGAAGATTATTCACATCAGTGGAAATAGTTTCTCGATGTTCCTTATAGTCAGCTATCAAGTCATGAGGAACACTGGGACCTGCGAAGTACTGTTGGCCATGAAGTTTTACCATCTCCTCCAGCATCTTCCTTTTGGTTTCCATAGTGTTCACAGCGGCTTCCAACAGCCGAGATTTCTTTCTTGCTTGGTTGTAATCCTCTACAACTTTCTTGTATTTAGGGTGACAGAGCACAGCGGCTTTGACTGAATTGTCAGTGGTCTTTACCAGCCCAAAGTCATCCGGGTTCGTGCGACATTCCAATTCCAAACAGGCTTGTACTATCTCAATTTGAAGTTTGGCTTGCTCTACCTCAAACTGGGCTTCCACAGCTTCCTCAGCATAGTGAAAAAATCTTTCTGGCTGTTGAATGCATTCCATGTCCAGTCTGGTTGGGTCGATTTCTCGGTCCTTTTGGAATTGGGTCTTGTCCATTGCCTAACATCCTCCTACTAATATATCGGTTTTTCTCAGGCAAACACAGCCTCAAAACAAGCCCGAATCAAGCCGGCATTCTTGGAATCGTAGAAATTGTTCTCAAAAGCACAGATGATTTTGTAAGCCATCGGGTCTTTGTGTCCCAGTAAAACAGACCGGGCATACCCCAAAACAGCATATCTAACCTGTTCCGGGTCCCCTTTGAGGTTCTTGAGAATTGCTGTTATTTGCTCCCAGGACTTTTTGGCAAACAAAGCCCTGCAAAGGTCAATAGCTTCATTCTCCTCTGCCAGCTTCTGTTGGATAGCTTCTGTCTGTTCTTCTGGTTTGAGGTTGAGTATCTTGTCTAGAAGTACCAAGGCCGTGCGTGCGGAGCCTTGTGCCCCGGTAACAATATCCTCCCTTATGTCCTCGCTGATTTGAACGTTCTCCCGTTTGCAGATTTTGTTTACAAGGCTTTCCAACTCATCATGTGTCAGGAGCCGGACGGGCATTTCACAGCACCGGGTGAGAATGGTTTTCATCAGTTTCCGAGGGTCCGTGGTACACAGGAAGAAATACACATGAGATGGGGTGTCTTCCAAAATCTTCAATGCAGCATTCTGTCCATCCTTACTTAGTTGATGGACTTCATCCAACAACCATATTCTGACTTTTCCTCCGGTAGGAGATAAGTGCATTAGGTAGGATATTTCTCGAATAGTATCAATCCCCCGAAAGTCTGAGCAGTTTATTTCCTTGAAGTCCATGTCATGGCAATCCAGCCGGTCTTTGAGTATCCGGGCTAAGGTAGTCTTACCGCAACCAGAGGGCCCATGGAACAGGAGGGTGTGCGGAAGTGTACCTTTTGCCAGCATATTCTCCAATGCCGCCACGGTAGTTTCAGCACCAATCATCTTATTCAAGGCTCTTGGCCGGTGCTTCTTGTACAATTCTGTTGTCATGTTTTTTCCTCAATCTCAATGCCAATTGCTTTCCTACCCAATTGCTTAGCACACATCAAGGTTGTCCCACCCCGGTCATAGTATGGTTTTGATTTGTTCATACAATTTTCATTTCCTTCTTTTCATACCAGTTTCCATTCACTGGTGTGACTTCAGCCTCTATGTCAATGGGAACGTTTATCCAGTCCCATTCATCCTTCAATTCATCCACCATCACATGGTGGGACAAAGCCAGATAGTCTTTCAACTCCTCATCCACCACATCTCCTATTATAGAATCGTGTATTTGTCCCACAATCAGGGACTTCATGTGGTTCTTCTTCAACTCCTTATTGAGCCGGATGAGGGCAAATAATAAGCAATGGAAGGCAGAACCTTGAACAGGATAGTTAATAATTTCATTCCTCTTCATCATCCCCTGACAGATGAATCCGGTCTTGGTTAGCATCCATCCTTTCTTCCGGTATTCCTCCAGCCATTTCTTCCTCCACCGATTGTAGACTGGAAATTTGTCATTCCAAAAGGAGAGTTCAACTTTTTGTATATGATATTCCATTGTTCCAAGGCGGGGTTTTTCCTTGGGGTTCAAATCTCCAAGTTCAGCTATCCCTTTTTTGTGGAGGTATTCCCGCAAACTCAAGCCGTTTCGAGTATGAAGTTTCATTGTGTCAATTGCTTCCCAGAGGTTCCGGGCACAGTCAATATACCAATCCCCGTAGAATTGAGGGAACACAAAGCAGTTCTTTCCACAGTAGCGAATATCCTTAGCACGTTTCACTTCTTCTTTGTCATCCTTGTTGCTGGGGGTCAATTCGGATAGGGGTAGCTTATAACATTCCATCGCCATATCCCGGTGCATGTCCTTTGACGAGTCATTCAGATATTCAATCATAGTTGGGTCTTGGTGATAACAGGTAGCCACCCTAATCTCTATACCATTATAGTCAGCCTCAACCAATCGGTGTCCCGGGCGGGCTATGAAGGCTCTGCGAATGAGTTTGCTAATTTTGGCTTGTCGGACAGGGATGTTTTGGAAATTGGGGGAATCGGAGGAACTGCGGAAGGTTTGTACAAGATGAAGATTAAAAAAGGGATGAAGAAAGCCATCCACAGTTTCCTTCTTGATACCCATGAGATTGGTTTGGAGGCTCTTTTGGTATTTCTTGATTTGAAGATACTCCTGAACAAAGGGATGATCTATAGTGCTTAGGGTTTTCTCATCTGTTTTGTACTTCTCTCCGTCTGTTTTGGAAGGACATTCATACTTCATAATATCAAACAGTACATGGCCAAGCTGGTCATGTGAGTTGATATTGGTTCTGTCTTTGTATTCCTGTTTCCAAATCTTCATCACTTCTGAGTTTTGTAGACCCCGGTACAAATGTCTGATACGATGTCTCATCCCCCTAATGCTCTTGTTCAGATATTCTGTATCAATCCGAATACCATTGGCTTCTATTTCTGCTAAGGTTATGGCACCCTGATGAAGCAGTTCAAAGGCTTCTTTGGTGTAAGGTAACATCTCCATAGTCATTCTTCTCCTGTAATTTCAAACAATGTTTTCAGTTCCTCCATCCATTCCTATGCCATATAATGGGTTAGTGATGACAGCATCAATACTGTTGTCTGGAAGTTTTTTCATAACTTTCAGACAATCCACACAGTGGACTTTTCCAAACTCAAACTTTTTCATCAGTCACAATCCATTATCTTTTTCTGAACCTCATACACCTGAAACTCTAACAGTGAATCAAGCCCATTGTACATCAGCAGGTCCCGCCTATCTATCTCGTGAATTCTGTTGAGTTCATTAGACGATTCTGAGGATAGAAAATCCTCTATGTGACTGTTGTAATCAGAAATTCCCAAGTGTATGAAGGCTTGGAACTTTACTGAGGTGATTTCCGGGCGGTTATCCAAAAGGTGGGCTGTCAACATAGTGTCCCACATCCACCCAGTTACAGGGTGTCCCAATTTTACCCGGGTCCACCGTTCCTCAAACTTCAAGTTGCTAGCTATCTTCTTCAGGTCCCCCGACATGAGTATCTTAGACAACAGCCGGTGTGTTCCCGGTGTAGCATTTATAGCAAAGGTATCTTCCCCTTCAAAACAAAAGGAACACGTGACTATGTGTTGCTCCTGACGTTCAGGTTTCAGGCCTGTTGTCTCGTAGTCAAAGGCCATCCGTCCTTTTTTGTGTAACAAATCCCGTAAGCGGCTCTTAGCTGGATGTTCTTCTTGAATGATTTCTATCCGGGACTTCAGCTGTTCCAGTGTAGGATAATCCCGTGGTTCCTTTTCCATTCCAAGGGCTTCTCTCACTTGGTTCCTGATAATGAGTTCCAGCAACTCATCCTCATTCATTCTCAGGAGGTAGGAGGGGTGGTAAGTAGGACACACCCATGCATTGTATTCTAGCATGGGGATTCGCCATCCTACCCAACGAGACAAGGACCCCATGTCCTTCCTCCAGTAAGGGCCAATCACACTGTCTACGGCACCCTTCCCCAGCAGGATGATGGCTTTAGGCTGGAGTTCCCTGATGGTATTTAGAAGATTAGGACGGCAACACTCTATGTACTTGCTATCCATCTCATTTCCCGGTGGGCGACAGATGACAACGTTTGTTTTCCAGCAATCATCCAGGTCCCACTTTAGCTTTCCCAGAATGCGGCGGAAACACTGCCCAGCCCTCCCTATCAGTTGCTCCCCCTGTCTGTCTTCAGTCTCTCCCGGAGCCTCCGCTATAAACAGTATCTTGTGTTTTCCTTTGCCAGTAGGAGGCATTTTGGGACTGTAGCACTTCTTATACAGACCACACTGCCCACATCTAGCTATGGTGGGCATGTGGTGTTCCTTAGATTGCCAGCTGGAGGTACTAAAGAATCCCATATGGTACGGCTTTCACTCTGTAGCATCTTCCTTTTTCTCTGGCTTGTAAAGAGCCACGATGAATTGTATTCCTTCCGTTTCAATCTTCATCCGGTTGCTTTCATTCACAAGCACCTCACGGGTCTGTTGAAGTATCTCTACAAGGAATTTGGGGCTGACTTCAAATTCCATCTCCCCACCCATATACTCAACCCGCTTCTTTTCCCTGTACCATCCCGAATCTTTCCTGCTTTCTACTGTTAACTCATCCGGGGCAAGTTTTATCTTGATGCGGGGTTCCTGTTCAGCATCCATCATCACAATCGTTCT